CAGGAACATACTCTCGGTTTATCACCGATTTCAGTTAGGTTTGTTATCGAACCCATGTCGCCTCAAAGAGGGACGATGGATGACAATGCACATTGTGCAAAGTACGATAAGCATGTCGAGCATGCCAGTAAGTCGGAAGTCCCTGACTTTACTGCCGTTTGTGACGCTGAGCTGGAAAAGCATCGCGTCAGCGAGTCGTTTGGCCATGTCTGCTGGAAGCAGAAGGATGGTCAGAGGGTCGTGGCACAAATGGTTGACGCCTTTGTCGAGCTCATAGCTGACTTTGGCGCGCCTGTCGCTGTACAGGAGAGCTTTCGTGGTTGTTCCACGAAGTTTCTGCTTGCAGACGATGAGATCACGTACTGGGGTAGGGCTAAGAATCTTGTATGCTTTTTTAAGGCTAAGTTTCTAAAGAACCCGCTTCCGGACGTTTCAGGCTATCATTATGGTGGAGCTTGGAAGAAATGGGCACAGAGTAGAATGCATTTCTCGAGGAGGAATGTGGCACTTTGGTCTTCAACGTTCAAGTTGAAGAACGCCGCGGCTAGACTCACGGAGAGAGCTGCGGTGGTGACCATGCACAAACACGCGGCCAGCGTGGGTAAGCGAATGGCAACAGACAAGCCTGTTATTGAAAGAACTGTTAGAACGATTTTCCCGTTGCTCGAAAGAGCGGCCCGGTTTATTGGGAAGCAGTTTGACAATGGTTCTTGGGATCAACCTTTTGCGGCATCTAACAGTGCTTGCGTTGAGGCTTCCAAAAAGGATTTTGGACAGATTGGACATTTTATGGAACGAGTCTTCGGTCCTGGGGCCCCCTTGGTGGTTCCTGGGATTGGTTTCTGTGGCATGGGTCCACAGCAGCGAGCGGTGGGAATGCCGCTCTCGACAGTTTTCTTAGACGATGATGTTCATCAGGCTCGTCTGTCACATGTTGACAGGGAGGAATTGCCAGTTGTGAGAACCGTGGACTTTTACGAAGCTATAGTAGTAGAGGGACGCCGGTATGAGAACTCCTGGTTCGAAACTTTTCACTTCCCGAGTGCCGAGAAAGTGTGGATGAACGAGATCTTCATCGACGCTCTTAAGGCATGTGATCGCGATCTGGCTCTTGCCAAGGTCGCTTGCGTACTTGAACCTTTCAAGGTGCGCATTATCACGAAAGGTGAGGCTGCTCTTCAGTACATGAGCGGTTTCTTCCAAAAATCCATCTTTGAATTCAACAAGACGGTTTCGTGTTTTGGACTCGTTGGTCGATCTCCGTCGACCTTCGATCTTATCGACATCAGGGATAACTGTGGTCGGGGAAATCCTGACTCAGCATTTGGACCTCACAGTGTTTACAAGTGGGCTTCATCTGATTTCTCGGGTGCTTCTGATGGAACGAATGGTTACTACCGTGATTGTATCATGGATGTTTTGATCATGTTTCTTCCGCCTC